TGTCATTGTGTTCTAACGCAACTGCATACGAACAAACCTTCAGTGGTGCAGCTGGTACACTTGGTGTAACAACAGGTACACCTGCTGCTGGTGCAACAACTGTTGGTATTGACAACGGTGGTGGTTCTAGTGGTGATGGTGGTGCTGCGTTTAACGTAGGCGACATCGTACACTTCAGTGAAGCTGATGGTCAAGAATATGAGGTCACTGCAATTGCAAGTGATAACCTTACAATTAAACAATTAGACAATCCAAACGGTGGTGGTCTTAAATCTGCACTTACTGCTGCAACAACAGTTCGTAGACGTTGGAGATTTTATGACTTGTTTGATGCTGCGCCTGGCACGTCAACTTATGCAACTGGTAAAGGTCTTGTCGGTGACGAGATGCACGTTGTTGTATTTGACAGAACTGGTGACATCTCTGGTTTCAGAGCAGATACAAACGGTGAAAGAACTGAATCAGTTCTTGAAACATTTGCATTTGTGTCACAGGCCGCATCCGCTAAGACTGCACAGGGTGGAACAAACTACTACCCAGACGTAATCTACAATCAGTCTACATTCGTTTACTGGTTAGACCATGACGCATCGTTAACTAATGCTGGTACAGACCCAGTTGCTGGTACAACTTTCGCATCAACTGCTGGTAGTGGTGGTGTTAAAGATGATAACCTTGCTGGTGGTACAGATGATTATGCTGTAACAGTTGGTGAACTGAAACTTGCATACGATGAGTTTGCAGACGCTGAAACAGTTGATGTAAACCTTATCATGGCTGGTACTGCTCCTGCTGGTGCAGATGGAACTACTCACGCAACTAACCTTATCGACATTGCAGAGGCAAGAAAAGATGTTGTAGTCTTTATCTCACCTCGTAGGGCAGATGTGGTTAACATTGCACAGAGTTTCACACAGGCAACTAACGTGAAAACATTCTTTGATGGACTTTCAAGTTCGTCTTATGCAGTATTCGATAGTGGATACAAGTATATGTACGACAAGTTTAACGATGTATATCGTTTTGTTCCATTGAATGGTGACATCGCTGGTCTTTGTGCAAACACAGACAATGTTGCAGACCCATTCTTCTTGCCTGGCGGTTTCAACAGAGGTCAAATTCGTGGTGCGATTAAACTTGCGTTTAATCCAACTAAGTCGCAAAGAGATATTCTCTATCCGGCAAGAATTAACCCTGTGGTAACATTCCCAGGCCAAGGTACAGTTCTCTTTGGTGACAAAACTGCTCTTGCGAAACCAAGTGCATTTGACCGCATCAATGTTCGTAGACTGTTTATCTTACTTGAGAAAGCAATTGCAACCGCTGCTAAGTTCCAACTGTTTGAGTTCAACGATGACTTTACTCAGGCACAGTTCCGTAACTTAGTAGAACCGTTCTTGAGAGACATTCAAGGTCGTAGAGGTATCACAGACTTTAGTGTAGTATGTGATGGTACAAATAACACAGGTGAGGTCATTGACCGTAATGAGTTTGTTGCAGATATCTTCATCAAACCCGCTCGTTCAATTAACTTCATCCAACTGAACTTTATCGCTGTGAGAACAGGTGTTGCGTTCAGTGAGATTGGAGGGTAATAACAATGGCAACTATTGACCAATTTAAAGCAAACCTCTCTGGTGGTGGTGCTCGTGCCAACCAGTTTAGAGTGTTATTTACAAACCCAACAGGTGTTATCCCAATCCCAAACAAGTCACAATTCTTGTGTAAGGCTGCAGCTCTGCCTGGACAAACTGTAACAGAAATTCCAGTTCCGTTCAGAGGTAGAAACCTGTATATTGCTGGTGACAGAGAATTTGAAACTTGGGATTCTACATTCATCAACGACACAGATTTTGATATCAGAGATGCTATCGAATCTTGGATGAACAAAATGAATAACTTGGTAGATAATACTGGTGCTCCGAATGTCACAGATTATACATCTGATTTGACTGTTCAACAATTAGGTAGAGATGATGCAGTGCTTAAAACATACATTTTAAGAAACTGTATGCCTACCGTTGTGGCACCTATTGAACTAAGCTATGAAACTGCAAGTGCAATTGAAGAGTTTGCTGTAACTTGGCGTTACACTCACTTTCAATCAATCGGCATTTAACTTCTAAAAAGACTACTAAATAGTAGTGTAAATTAGGAGTTAAAAATATTATGGCTGAGTTATTTGGGTTCAAAATTAC